TAAATCTATAAGAATACCAAGAGGTGGTATAGCAGCTTTAGCAAGATATCCGAGTGCATCCATCCATTTACCCTCTGTCATAGACTCGACCATACCCATCAATGGCCCGAATACCGGTACGTATTTAAACCTATCAAACAACCACTTAGATATACTACCGATAAAATCTATACCCTTTGTAACTGTTTTACCCACAGCTTCTTTATTGTCGAGTAAGTCTATAAGAATGCCTAACGGTGGTATAGCAGCTTTAGCAAGATAGCCGAGAGCGTTCATCCATTTACCTTCTGTCACAGATTCTACCATCCCTATTAATGGTCCAATTACTGGAACATATTTAAACCTATCAAATAACCATTTAGATATACTTCCAATAAAATCTATACTCTTAACAACCGCTTTTCCAACAGCTTCTTTATTTTCAAATAAATCCACAATTACACCAAGAGGAGGTACTACTCCTTTAGCGAGTTGTTTTAACGCCTCACCCCACTTGCCCTCCATTAAAGCTACTCCCATTCCAGCTAATGGTCCAATTATAGGTACGTATTTTAATTTTTTGCTTATCCACTCAAGCATACCTTTAAAAATATCCATTTTAGCATTTTGCTGCTTTCCTGTAGCCCCGCCCGCTTTGTAATCAAGAAACGCATTTAAAGCATCCAAACCAAGTGATAGAGGAAAGGCGATAAAACCAGCACCAGGAATCAAATACAATAGACCTGTGAGTGCGTTAAGTGTGTCAATCGTGCCACCTATCATATCTCCATTTTTAAATCTTGAATAGGCATATCCAATACTGATTATACTGCCAATGATTGGTATTTTTTTTAATGCACCCTTTAAGAAGGTACCTAAACCTTTTGTTAATCCAGCTATAAGACCACCAGCTTTTCCAACTTTTGAAAGCATACTGCCAATAAAATTTCCTTTAAATAAACCTTTTACTGCAGAAGAAATAGGTTTAAATAATTTGCCAGGTAATGATTTGAGTTTGCTGAAGAGACTTTCTGCGCCTTCCTTTACCGCGTCCATAAAGCCTTTTGTAGCGCTTGAACCAAAAATGCTTTTACTAAATTTTAAAACACGAGCAATAATATTTCTAAAGCCTTTTTTAATTCCTCTCACAGCATTAGATAGTGCTTCAGAGGCTATTGTAGTTAGCTTTGATAGTTGCTTTTTAATTAAAGCTACACCGGAATAAAGAAGACCTTTACCGAGTATTTTTTTTAGTCCCTTCATCGGACCTGTATCTTTAAAGCCACTAAGTAGTGTCATTAAGCCTGCTACGGCTAAGCCTGCGCCAGCTAATAAAGGCATAAGCGGCCCTAGGAGTCTTCCTATAAGTGGAATAATTTGCTTACCCAATCCGAGTAAGAAACCAGGTATACCAGCAATAAGCTTACCAAGCAACGGTCCTAAAAATAATAAAGGCCCTAATAATTTTTTCCACCATGGTTCATCAGCAGTTTTCTTACTCTGACTAACCATCAATTTATAAATATCACCTGTCACGTCGAATAGATCGTCTGCTTTATGATCCTGTCTATCAAAATATGGCTTAAGTGTATCGCCGATTATATTTTGTAGTTGTACTTCAGTTTCTGAGGGTATTAATAGATTAATACTATCATGATGGTATGGTGATTTAGCAGCTTTTGATCCTCCGAATAGACCGGTGAACATATCAGCAATACCCCCGAGAGCACCTTTTTTATCTTTTTCTTTTGACTTATCGTTCTCGTTAACAACACGAACGGGTAATACTTTTAAGCTTGATGGTACGGTCTTAGCGGAGGAAGAGACAAGTTTAATACCTGATAGACCTTCAGATGCTTTATCTGTTGATTTGTCACTAGTTGCTTTATTTGATGAAGTCTCACTCTGTGCACTCTTAGATGTCTTTTCTAAATCTTTAGCGTAGTTCGTGAGCTCGGTAGCTTTTTTAGTAATTTCTTTTTGATAGTCGGTAATCAAATCGACTTTTTGACCAATAAGTTGCTGTAATTTAGTTAAAGAATCAACTTGTGAGAGTTGCGTATTACAAAGCTTATCAATACCCTTTCTTATATCTGATATAGGGTCGCCGAAAGCAGTTTGAAACTGATCAAATGTAGTACCATCCATCTAGATTATTTATCATAAAACAATCTAGACAACCTTAATGTTTAAACGCTAAAAAAGCTACCGTCTATCTCTATATTTGAATCTCCAACAGCTGTAAATTGGTTTTCAACATCTCTATAGCTTTTAATAAATTCTAATACTTGCTTTGTGAGTGAAGCTGGAAATTTTTCGATAATACTAATTTTATCTTCAACCTTTAAGGTGTTAAAGCTAGTAACTTGATCTCCAGCTTCTGTCTTAAATGTTACGCTTTTTACAAATTTTATAATTTCATGTATAAACAATTCTCCGACAAGAGTCTTAATATCTTTATCTTGATTATTTTTGAGCTTATTAATTGTTGCTAAGCTAATATCACGGTCGATGTTTAATTTCGGTACTTCAAGTTCAACGCTTAAGCCCTTCATGTCTAGTGTCGTTGTTAAACAAGCTGCTGAAACAGCGATATTAGGTATGCGCGCTATAATATCGTTTAAGTTGTATGTTTCGTCGTCAAGTGTATAACTTGAATTAAGACCGCTCGCTCGTAGTGATAGAGCTATTGCTATTCGATCAAAAATGTATAGATCGTTTACGTTAATGGCATCAATAACATTGTCTTGTATAATATTGTAAAAATTTACAATAAATGAAAGCTTGGTCAATGTCTCATCTACGGAAGACTTTAATAAGTCTTTTTGTTGTTTGAGATTAAGGTTTTTGAATTTAAAAGACTTTTTAAGGGAAGGTAGGTAAATACTAACACCTGTAGATTCGTTAAGGGTATCTAGTTGCTTAAGAATATCGCTGACATTGTTGCTCATATTAATATATAATTAAGGCTGTAAGGGATTCAAGGCTTTATTGCTTCTATGAGTCTTTTCTTCTTCTTGTTTTTCTTCCTTAAACATATTGATGTATATATTAAGCTCAGCAGGTGTCGATGTTTTTACAAGCTCATAGTCAATATTGAGTTTACTAAGTAAGAAATATTCAAGTTCATATATAGAAAGTAAATTTCGTTTAAAACAAATTTTTAAAAATTCGATAATAGAATTTGAAAATAAGTTTAACGGTATCTCTATATTACTTTCCGTCTTTGCAAACGGAGATCGTATAGAGAGTAATTTAATATCCTGTAGTGTTTTGCTAAATTCATTAATATAATCTTTAATATCTTTTAATATTGTTATTGGCAAGTGTTCAGCGATTTGATTCTTTATATTTGTAACATCCTTACCGTTGAGATGAATTTTTTTTATTACTGTTTCGAAAAGTGCAAGATCATTAGAATTAATATTAATAATACTTGGCATGCCTAATTCTATGATAAGGTTACCGTCATTATAGGTTTTAATTATACTGTATATGCTCTCCGGTAGGTTTAGACTTTGTATCTTATTAATTATATCAGTAATTAGTAAGGTAAAGTTAAAAGTAGATTGCGTTTCAGGGCAGGTTACCGTGAGTTCCAAATCTGGAGCTATATTAATAGCGCGAATGGTTAAAAGGAGAATCAATTTATCGAGAAAAGAGTATTCAATAACTGCAGGATTATTAGGACACAAATCTACTAGCAGTTCATCAAAGAACTCTGCAATAATATTATTACTATCGTTTGTTATAGCTTTTATTAAGTGCTTGTATCTACCAAATTGTAGTTCCTTTATTTGTACGGTTTTTTTGCACCCGGGTAGATAAGCTATGTAAGCAAATTGTCTCACAAGAGATACTTAAACATGTGACCGAGAAACGCCAATTAAACAGGTAATGTAAAGCCTTTGAATATACTTGGATTGAAAATGTTTGGTACCCCGCTTGTAGCAAATTGATTAATAATATCAGAAATCGGTAAATATAAATTATTTGAAACGGTGTAGTTTGAATAAGTCCAGCGGGTATTAAAGTTTGTTACTTTTTCTTCTGTATACTCAAGCGATTCTTCACTAACAGTAAATGGTACACAATTAAAGAAATTCCAAATTTTTCTCGGTACCTGCGATACACCAGATCTTGTACGTGTATATTGCATAACATGCATATTGACTTTCATGTTTTTTAGTGCCTCTGTAGCGTTATTAGGATCTCTTGCAACAAGACCGTGGTGAGCGGCTAGAATTACCCACGGTCTAATTACAAAGTCAATAAAAGATGTATTAGTTTCGCGAAATTGAAGATCTAATGTAGGTGCTTCAGCGTTTCTACCACTAGCGATAACGCCAGGTAGAAAACCTCGATTATTTTCAACATGTGCACTTTCGACAGCAAATGCTTCATTAGGAATAGTCACAGAACTCGCAAAAAGACACCCAATAACTTTTTGTAATGGATATGAGGTTAGAATATTTTTAGCTCCATCAATATCAAAACCTGTTTTTGAACCGTCTATTCTTTCTAATCCTTGTATAATGGATGTAGTCAATCCTGGTGGATATTTTTCAACCATTATAATCCATTGCGTTGACATTGGAATCGCTGTGAACCACGATTCCATTTGCGTGATAAAATAATCACGCGTACTAATAATTGGTACACCTGGAATATTCATTCCAAGTAACTGCGTTACTTGAGGTGCAAATAATGGATTTGAGCCTGTTCCAATACCGGCGATATTTTCGCCCAGACTATTAAGTGCACTACTAAACGGGTCGTTCACCTAATTATTTAATTAAGCTAATTGACTTATTAAGAGCTCTGCCTTGTGAAGTAGTGATATGCCATTGTGGCTGTAAACTCAATCGTCTGACCTGTCCCAGCTGCCATTGAATACGTAAGTGCACCAACTGAGCGAGGTGAAACACCGACGAGTGTGTATTGAGCGACAGTTTTAAACTTACTATCAAGTTGTGCAAGGTTAATAACGGCTGTTTGTTTAGGTGTTAAATAATCACCTGTACTATTTGCGTCGTCAAACGTATATCGCGACCAATTTTCAAACTTCTGTCTGAGCTTTGAATTAGCGTCAGCATAAAATGTGATACTGTAACCTTCTGATCCTGGATATGTAGCATTACCTGGAAGATTAAAATTTAATCCCATATATGGTACTGGGACGTTGGTAATTGCTCTTTCAGGTAACGTTGCTGTTTTAGCGTAAACGAGGTCATCTTCTGCAAAAGTAATATCACTTCCTTGATATTGAGCACCACCTGTATTAATGGATACTACGCGGAAGTTAAAATCACGTGCAAACTCTCTATTTGCAGCTACTCTGTAGAAGTCTGTGATAAGTTGATTGTTATATTGCTCGCTCATAGTGTGTAATTATTTAATTCTTTTTGTCTACTTTATGCGACTATCTCAGAAAAGTTTTGACTCGTTCTTGTTGCATAGAAGTTAACAAGAATAAATTCTGCTGTTCTTACTGGTTTAATATATACGTCAATTACGAGTGTGTTATCGTCAATAACAGACGGTGTATTGTTACGCTCGTCGCAAATTAACAAGTAATCATAAAGACCTGCTGTATTCTTTGCATTATCAAAGATAGGCGTGAGTGCATTTCTTAACTGTGTTCTTGTGAAGAGAGTGTTAGGTTCGAAAACAAATGCTCGTGCCAATGTATTGGTTTGATTTTCGAGCGTTAGGAACAATCTACGTACATTAATACGATCGAATGCGCTTGGTTGTTTGAGTAGAGTCTTTTGACCATATACTACAAATCCTTCATTTGGGAAGAATACTACTGGGTTAAGACTGATTTTATAAAGTTGATCGCGCTGTTTCTGTTTTGGATAGAACGCAAGATCTATAATGCCATTGACCGTTCCTCTATTGAAACCGGCTGGAGCTACCCATGGTTGTTGATTTGCATCAACACTAGCCATAATCGAAGCGGCAAACCCTGAGAATGGAACCCATACCTGTCTATTTGATGAAACATCAGCGACCTTTACAACGTTAGCATATGTAGCTGTATAGAT